CGTGAGTGAGAACCTCATGTAATTAAGGCTCTGCGAATCGTTTAGGTTAGTGGTCCTATCTCCCATGAGAGTCGGACTAATCCTGTATTTGCAACGATAAGGCAAAATGCCGCCAAGACCATGGTCGCTCACATTGGCGGTGGTGTGTGGTGTCCCTTTCTTGAAGGTTCCAGTCTGGTAGGTGACACCATAATCCTCTGTGGCAGAGGCGTTGACGGGAGCCGGAACTCCGAAACTGATGTGAGAGCACATCGTCACATTTCGGTTGTTGGCTGCAAGCGTCGTTGCCGTTCCGGTGGCTGTAGCCAAACCATCCGTATGAAGGAAGTTGAACTCATAGCCACCGCGGTGGAACCCATAGCAAGACCTGATCGCATTAAAGAAACCAGCCTGCCATGGGGGCGAAACTGCGGCAGCAGCTCCGACTTTCGTAAAAATGCCCACACCACTAGGGCAAACATCGAAAACAATAAAAGGCTGTACTGGGGCACTAGACTGCCAAATCGCCAATTGACTACCATACTTAAGGACCTGCAGCAATGACGTGCAGGTGTCCGAAACGGTAGAAGCAAAAGTGATCGGCTTGATCTTATCCGGTGAACCCATATTGCCGACAACCTCACAGACGATTTCTCCATCTTCCTCAACGGTTCCGCCTTGGGCGTAAATAGGTTGAAGAATGTTATCGTCGGCGATAGTAGAAAATTCCATATCCTCCGCACCACGAACATAAAGTTGCACAGTCACTGACTGGGCCACAGTTTCAGGGCAGATAAGAGGATTCACAACGTGGACATAAAATGTCCCGAAGCTTTCGTAAGTCTCGAGAAAATCAGCGGGGCTCATGAAAGGGAAATTAATACAGAATTCGGTGCCTTCTTGCAAATCGATGATTGAGCGGTACAAGGGGTCAGTGTCAGTCAGGAGGATGTTAGCTCCCGACGTTGTTCCGTATTGACAAGAAACGGCAAGTGAACCTGAATGGAAACCAGTCTTAACAAACTTAAACATAATCTCAATGCCACCCCTGTAGAAGCGGAAAAGGTTAGATAAGAAAGTGATAGGCGCCATGGTCGTAGAGCTGGCAAAAGCCTGCGAATAACCAAGGTTCAAGTCCTTCTTGTAAAGTTGGACCCCAAGTCCGGACGAGTTACTCCACGAAAACTCGTCGTAAAAGGCCCATTGCCGCTTGACGAAGTTAACGGACGTTTCGTCAAGCCCTCCGGGCGAGAAATCCACAATAGCCTTGACCTTAGCGTCCTTGTTGAACGCCATCACGGATGCAGGCGAAAGGCCTTGGCTGTTTGGTAGTGAATTGTTATAATGTGGCGACATCAAGGCCACAGGTTCTCCCGAGACCGGACGAGAGTAACCGAAATAGCTGGCCAAGCCTGAAAGACCAGAGAGCATTAACGATGTCGGTCCGGCAATGGAAGCGAGCGTGGGAATCTGAGAAATATCTGAAACCACCTTGCTAGCAGAGCCGAGCCATGAGCTAACTGGACGAGTCTCTTGCTCCGAGACCGTTACACGTTTAACCTTGGATTTACCCTTCGAGGACTGGGTGACGATGGCCGCTGTGGAGCAGCCGAACAACTCAACGTCAGTGTACCAAATCCAAACAGTAATGTTGCAGTTGGTAATCGTGGCGTTGGGGCCATTGACCAGGGGACTAAAGAGTGTCACACGCCATAAGAGCGGGTCAACAATAGTCCCTGTGACGTCCAGGTACTCCTG